ATATGGCTTAATAAAATCTAACATAATTCAATTAATCTATTTATAAAATATTTATCGTTTCTTTTTTCCCAAGAGTAGAAGCAGAATTTAATAAAATCATTTCTTAAATCTATTCTATTTATTCCATTCAAATAAGCATCAATATGCTTTTCAGAAGGCGTTAAATTAACACTATTGCACTTACCTATAAAATCTAATAATACACCAATCATATTTTAATAATTCTATATGTTTTTCTTTCTATAACCAAAAAATAAACACCATCTGTAAAATTAGAAATGTCTATTTCTTTACTTTTACCTTGTAACATATTTTTACCATTTATGTTACAAATCGTGTATTTTACTTCCTTGCTTATATTTATAGTTTTTTCAGTAGGATTAGGATAGATTTTAAGCGTTTCTAAAGCACTATCTTCTACATTTAATACATTACTATAAACGACTATTTCAGAAGTGCTACAAGACAATATAATTAATTCGTGGGTTGGCTCTATTTGCTCACCAAAATTAGTAAGTTCGCCTATAACTTGTATTCTAGCATCCATCACCTCTAACGTATTGCCATTTAATTCTAATCCATTTGTGTTGACTACTTTATAGTTAGCTTCTAAACAACCATTACCGACCGACCAAGACTTATCCATATTACTTAATATACTTGTAGCATCCCAATCATTTTGTAATTGAGCGTTTAGATTTAGGGTAAAAAGAATTATAAAAAGAGTTATTAATGTTCTCATCGTTTAGATATTTCTTCAATTAGTTTCTCTTCATCTGTAAGACTTGAAACTCTTTCCGCTTCAAGTTGTGCTACCTTTTCTTTTTCTTTTCTGTTTCTTACATAGTTTGGATAATGTATTTTATCAGTTATCCAAGAGCCAGCAACTGCGCCTGCAAAAGTCCAAACCAAATCAGTTGTGTTAAACCCTGTCTTGTTTATGTCTGTAATTTCTTTTATAAGTCCTATACTTGTGCCAAGTGCCACACCTGTCCAGATAGCTTTACTTCTGTCACCATCAAATTTTTCAAGTCCGTAAAAATATCCTATTGGTGCGAATATAAAACCACCTATAAAGTGATACTGCTTATCTACTTCAATGAAATTATCAGATGCAAAAATATAATCGTTTCCAAATTTATTTTGCGCTTGTAAACTTGCAAAAGATAATAATAGTATTGTTATTAGTTTTTTCATAATTCTTCTTGTGTTACGTTAAATGTTGTTGGTGCGCCTAATATAGCTTCTATACTTTCATCAAAAGTAATATACCAAAATATAGGCGTGTCTAATGACGCTTCTTGATAATCTACCCAATACAACGTTGTGTCTGTTGGTGTTTTAGGTAATCCGTAATAATCAGCGCATTGTTTACGTGCATCTATTGCTTCTTGTTCTGTATTAAATTTATATCCGTTTACTTCCATTAGTATATTGTGTATTCCGTATTAATATTAGTTTCTATTCCAGTTCTGTTTGATGATTGGTCTGATGGGTAAAGTATTAATTCTTGAATATTACCATTTAAAAGTGTCTGCCCGTTTTGTTGTGAGCCTATTTGAAATCCAGTTAAAGTATTAGAGCCGTTATTTCCAGTAGCTGTAACAACCCCATCTTGTGCCATTGATGAATTTGTGGTATTATGAAGATTAAACCACAAATGTCTATCATTATCGTGTGATGCGCCCTCTAAAATAACACCAGCAAATAAACTAAAATAATTTTGGTCTTCATAATTTAATTGTTGTACTCTTGAATTAGAACTTTGTCCACTATAAAATACATCAAGGCTTGTTGTAGTGCTTTTACCTACTAAAGCAACTGTAATTGGTTGAGATGTTGAATAATCTGTTCTTAACCAATAGTTTCCATTAAATTCAACAGCTGGCTTTCCATTTTCTAAAATTACAACGCCATTATCTACTAATTTAGGTTGGCTTGTCGCACTCGCTTGTACTGCATCATTAATGCCCTCAGTGCTTTGGTTATACCAAGTAGTAACAAACCCGTCTGTACTGCTACAAAAAGCTGCTAATGTACCATCTGTTATTTCAGTTGCTGTAAAATCTTGCTCTGCGTTATCAATACCTCTTCTTACTCTTACTAATTTTGGAGTATAACCATTTTGATAAAAAGTTAATTGTCTTAAACTATAAGAAGCACTTGCATTTGGATAATCAAACAATAACCCACTAACTGCGACATCTCCGTAAATCAAATACTCTGCGTTTAAATTTGCATTTATCCCCGTTCTATTTGTAGTTTGGTCTGATGGGTAGATTATTAATTCAGATATACTTCTTGATTGATAATTAGTACCTAAAGTATTTCCTAATTGTCCCCAATCTTGTGCGCTTGTTCCAGCATCACCAGTAACCATTTGAACACTATCCATATACCCTTTACTGTTGGTGCTATTAAATAACGCCTCGTATAAAGTTGTTTTAATACTTGGATTACTAGTTAATCTTAGCGAAGTTCCTGCAAACATACCAATGCCAACACCATTAAATTCTTCTGAAAAAGCTTGTCTTTCTGATGAACCAAGTGTACGACGATCAAACAAAAAGGATGTGTTATCTGTATTTAATCTTGCAACACTAAAATAATTAGTAGGTTGTGGGATAATATACTCAGATGTAGTACCTAATGCTTTAATATTTGTAATACTAATTAAACCATAGAATACTGTCGGCTTTCCATTTTCTAAAATTACAACGCCATTATCTACTAATTGTGGCTGTCTTGTTGCACTAGCTTGTACTACATTAACACCATTCCCACTCTGGTCATACCAAGTAGTAACAAAACCATCATTAGCACCTGTAAACGTTGTTAATGTACCATCTGTTATATCTGTTGCTGTAAAGTCTTGTTCTGTGTTATCTGATGAACGTCTTACCCTTACAACTGGTTGCCCTACAAATGCAGTAGATAACTCACGTAATGAATAGGCTGCTGCTGCGTTTGGATATTCGTCTAGTAATAGTTGTTCTACTGGTGCACTACCACCAACTATATTAGTTTCACCACTTGGCGAAATAGCTTGTATATTACCCCATCCTATATCATTATTAGAAGCACCTTGTCCCCAACCGATGTCGTTGTTAACAGAACCTTGTCCCCACCCTATTTTATTTGCCATCTTTTTCTAATTTTAATAGATACTTTTTTAACTTAACTAGATTAATCTGCTTAATCTTATATTTTTTACTCAAATTACCCATCCGTTAAAATCACTACTTTTGTCTGGGTACATATCCCCATTACTATTACTATTGTACTCTGGATAATCACTAGAATTAAAACACATAAAATCTATAAAACGTCTAGTATAATGTTGCGCCGTATCTCGTTGTTTCTCAATTAAAAAATCAATTTCGTTTTTATCTACCGTTTGCGATGTTTCAGAAGTATGCTTATAAACACCACCGTTTGCCACCGTATAAGCTGCATAAGGTAAATACTCAACTAATGCCCAATGTATCGTGAAAGGCTTTATATAGGTGTTTAATAACGTCTTGTATTTAGCATTACCAACGTCATTAATAGTATCGTCTATTATAAGCGTTTGAAACTTGTTGTACAAATCAGTTCCTAAGTAGTTTTGAACGTGTATATCTTGGCTTATCTCGATAAACTGCATGAATTTATCGTTGTCAACATTACCGTTAACTACTGAATAACGCTTTAAATCGTTTGCCGTTATAAATATTGCTTTCATATTATTTTCCGTAGTTTGGATGGTGTCCGTTATTAGGCATATCTTTAGGCGCTATCTTAGCTTTTTTATATTCCTCACCTTTTGGAATATAGCTATTTGGTATATTATCTACCTCTTCGCTAGAACTTAAAGCCTTATCTTCTTTGTAAGTGCCATCGGTATTTTTCTTTAATCTGTAAAGTTCTTCTTGCCAAAAATGACCGCAATTTACTCCGCCTTTGTACTTAAATAAACTATAATTTTGTCCTTTATGACCGAATGAATTATTTACACCGCTGAAACTCGCTTGGTCTATATCTTCTTTTCTGTACACAACACCTTTACCTGTTCTGCTCATCATATTAGAACAGAATAAACGACTTTTACCGCTTGTATATTTTTCTTGATATGTATATCTAACTTTATAGAATGACTTATCTAAAAAACTTTTTTCGCTTGGTTTAGACTTTATAAAATCTGCTAATTTAGTTAGCATATCTTTTTTAGGCTTTATCAGTCTATTTGCCCACGCTTCTATATCTTCGTTTTCTTCGTCGTATTCTCTAGTTTCTACAAGTTCCCACTCATCTAAATTAACAACTTCACCCTTTAATGAATCCAGCATCGTTTCATCGTCAAAGTCTGCGTTTTCTTTAGCCATTTTTACGCCTGTTTCTTCTTCTTTTGTTTCAGAATTCATACCCTCAACGTCTGTAAATTCTAACGGTTGTATTGTTTTAAAGTAAAGATTAAGACTAATATCATTAACCGCTAGTATCTGCTCTAAAGCCTGCGTTAATTCCATTTGATAAGGCTTTATAACAATGTTATCAAAGAAAACTGCGCTATTTTTTATCTCGTCTGCATTACTACCTAAACCACCGCCAGTTTCTCTCACACCGATTAGCAAAGGACTTGTGATATTATGACCTACAATTAACTTATTTCTACATTCATCACTTAAATATTGGTAGTGTTCTGGTGCATCGTTTAAAGGTAAATCTGTAACCGTTGTTGCGCTTTCTTGATTGTTATTAAAGGCTATTATAGTTTTCTCACCTCTTGCACCAGTCAGCTTTTTAAGCACGTTGTTTTTAATCTCTTCTTGCTTTTCTTTGTCTGGTACACCGTTGTTAAAGTTAATTACTTTAGTGCCACTAAAACCGTTTATAGTATCGTTAATTAAATAGTCTGCAATTTCAGTTTCTAACAAAGCATAAGGCAAAGCACCTACGTAATCACAAGGTGTATAGTAATAGAAACCACTTACATAAGGCTTAACGACAAATATTTCGTTTCCTTTTTTATTACCGTAACCAAAAGACGGTATTTCTTTTAGAATATCTGACTTTTTATATTCCTTCCAATTAGGATGATAAAACCAACTTTCAATTTCACCACTATCTTTAATTTTAGAAGCTCTTAATGTTTCCATTGGAAAATGGGTAATGCTTTTTACTTTAGATTTCTCATAAGTAACTTGCATTGATGCCATTCCTAACAACTTTCTGTCTAGTACAATTTTTGACAACTCGTTGTCTTTAATTATAGCCTTCATTTGTGCGTATTGGTTAGGCTTTCTTCTGCTATCTAAAGCATCCAAACCTTTACCGAATATCATATTAGCAACACCTTTAATAATAGCGTTGTTGGTCGTGCTACCTACGTACCTATCAATTAAATATTGGAAGTAATTATTGTCTGAACCATACTCAACAAATTCTTTATTTTTGTTTTCAGTAATTACAGGACTTGTATATTTACTTAACTGTAAAATGTGTATATCATTCATAAATTATGTAATCGGTATTTGTCGGATTGGTAGTATAAACGTCCTTATTGATAGTATAATTTTCTACGTTCTGCGATGTTGCGTAAACTTTGTCCAAAAAAAGAACATTTGCATTAACATCTTTAATGCTCATTACATAACTATTGCCCTCTTTAAAGTAATCTGAATTACTAAATGTTATAATTTTGTAATAAGTACCACTAATATTGCTTTCAACATCTTTAACTTCCGTTATCCTTGTGCTTTCATTGTATAACTCAACCCTTACGGCCGTAGTTTCGTACCTGTTAAAATAGTTGATTGTTATCGTTTCAGTATCTGGATTAACTATTGTCATGTTATGCCTTTATTATAATACAATAAATTACTTTTTTGTTATAAAAAAAAAAGGGTTAACCGTAGTCAACCCCTTTTAAAACTAAATCAAAATGAAATTACACACCTTCTACTACTACTATTTCTGCAGCCGTTACTATTGCATTAAAGTCAATAAAGAATGCAGGCTCTCTTTCCATCGCTGTAATTGTTAAGTTATAGCCATTCAAATCACCCATTGCAGTACCGCTTGCAGTTCCTACTGATACGTCACAACCATTTTGCGCACCGTAAACTTTAAAAGCACCGTTATAATCTTCTGTAATTACGATTGGTCGTCCATAACTCATTAATTTTAATTCTTTACGTGTCGCAGCATCTTGCTTTTTTAATACGATTGTACCAGTACCAGTCCAAAATGACGTACCGTTGTCTTTTGAAACCTCATTTGCTTCATCAAAAGAATTAGCACCTCTTAATTCATATTTATAAGCATTTTTATCTGCTAAAGTAACCGATGTAATCTCTTCATCAGTACCTAAAATTTTGTCGTCATAAAAATCGTTTCCGAAATTCATAAAGTAGATGTTTCTTAATCCACCAATACTATCTTTACAAGGCTCTAAACGCCCTAAACTTATATCACAAGCCATATTGTTATATTTTTTTTAAAAAAAAAGGTGGCAGTTAGAAACGTACCACCTCTTTTTAATGTTATTAATTAATTTATTAGTTAGCTGCGTTTGTGATACCGTATGTTACAATATCCTCAACAACTGCGTATTGAACACCTGCTGCTAATCTCATCACTACTCTTACGTTTTGTGAGCCATCGATATCTGCCATGTCAATTACTTTAACCTCTTGCATATCGCTCATAAGTGATGCACCAAAGAATAAGTTAGACTTTTCAGCACAAACTGCCGTGTTACTTGGTAATCCGTTAGCTACAAAGATTTTAACACCATCAAATACTAAATCGCCTAATACTTGGTTAGTGCCTTGTGCGTTAACACCATTAGCACCTAATCCTGCTGCACCAAATCCACCCAATGCTCTAACATAAGCACGGTAAATATTTTGTGAAACGTAGATATGTAAATCTTCTTTTCCGTACAATGCATCTGGAATAGCATCTACGATTTTTCCTAATTCATCGATTACGTTAGCAGCCGTTACTGTTGTACCTGCAATTTCTTGTGCAGCTGGTAAAGCGGCATCTACCTCTAATAAAGCAATAAAACCATCATATTCACCTGTGTTTGCAGAATCACCTTGCCAGATGTTTTTCTCATTCTTTTCAGCTACTTTAGCAACTACGTGTCCTAGTAAGTAATCTTGAAAAGTTGGCGGTAAGTTATCAAAAGCACTAAAGCCCATTGATATTGCTTCCCAATCGTTTCTAAAATCTTTTTTACAAAGTTGTAGGTTTACTTGTAATTCTTTTACCTCAAGAATTTTTTCTACGGATGTGATAGTTGAAGTTGCATCAAAATCACATGTTGCATCTTTTAAAATGTCATCAGTAGATAATTTCTTAATTACCTCTTTGAATTTAATGTTAGGTTTTACCTCTAAACCACCGTTATCGATAGTTGAT